CTTCTTGCACAGACTTACACAACTGTGATGCTATATAAGACTTACCAGATGACCACCCACCAAATAAAAGAGTAAATCTTTTTCTTGGTATACCACCATTTGTAATCTTATCTAACTGTGGGATGTTAAAAGGTATTCTGCCATAAGCAAAACTTTCATCATCTCCACGCTTTGTAGCAAGTTTTTTATCGTTTAATAAATCATTAAATATTGCTTCTGCATTTTCTTTCAAAGTAAATCGTCTCCTTTTTCTATTCGTCTTTCCATATTTCTTTTTTGTATTGCTTCCGCCCAAGCCATACATACAGCACCACACTGAATAAGTTCGTTATATAACTTAGGTGTATTCTTTTCGTATACTTCTCTAGCTACCTCCCCAAACTCTTCAGCTAGAATTACAGTCCAATATTCATCTGAGTGATGTATTTGTTCACCCCATTTATTTTCTTGTGACTCTCGTTCAGATAAAAACTGTTCAGTAATTATAGCTCTAACATGTTCAGCTTGCATCCTTTTTCTTTCCCTTCGTTAGGATGTTCTTGATTTCTTCATCCACCTTATCATGTATTGCAGTGTATGCTTTATCTATAGTCAATCCTGCTTCTGTTAGTTGTTCATCTATTGGTAACTCAGTATCAATGTCATGTATCTCCATGTCCATTCTTGCATACTGATTTGTATCTAGTGGACCTACTCTAAATGTAAATCCTAATTTTACTCCGACTTTCGCCATATTAAAACTCTCTTTCTTTCATTAGTTTATCTAAATAGTCTGCGTTTTTACCCCAGCTAAAATTCGCTGCTTCTCTTGGACTCATACCTTCTTTCAAAAATTGATGCATGCCTAAAGCTTTAACTCTATGTTTTAATGGGTAACCATCACCTTTATGCCATTCAGCATCCATAGTGTAATATAATTGCATATAGTGTAATCTAAAATCATTATCATTTTCATATTTATGAGCCATTTCATATATTCTATCTACTACTTCATCTTTTATAGTTCCGTCAACTGAATTAAATATTTCAAGAAAATCATCCCATAATTCATCCGCTTTATTTTCATTAACAGCTATTTTATTAATACTATCAAAATATCCCGCATCTGTATAAATATAAGCAGTCGAATCTCCTTTAGTTTGTACATAGACACAGTGCTTATCATCTCTTCCCTGTGCTTTAAATATCTGAGTCATTCTTTGATTATACATAAACTCTCTAACTTCTGATTGATTTTCTGGCTTGTAATTAAGTTTCTTTATTCGTTTCCATGCATTAGGGTCAGTATATTTTTTATTCATTATTGTCATCAACAAGCTCCTTAGCTATCAACATATCTATATATTGTTTTGCTTTGTATAGGTCTTGGATACCATTC